ATGATCAGACTTTGGCCGTCTGTGGGCGTTCCTGATGGTGCTGCAAACGTCGCATTTGCTGCGAGAGCTGTCACCGTATATTCGTCGTTAGCGTCCGCGTCAGGAGTTGGGGTGGAGCTCGAGGCGGTTGTGCCTATTCTTGCCGTGATGCGTTTATTGGTGAGCGTTTGTGTGTCAGTTGTACCCACTGCCGCACCGGAGGGCGGCGTCTTTGTCGCCCATGTATCCAGATCAGCATCCCACGCCTGCACATTTGTTCCGATAACCAGAGCGAGTAATGTGCGAATCTGTGAGGCCGTCAAGGCCACAGGAGCCACCGCACCGCCTGTATTATTGCCGAGGATGGTTTGGTCTGCGATATTGGCTAACTTTGCGAGCGTGACGCCGGAATTAGCCAACTCCGTCGAGCCAACACCACTAGCTTTTATCTGAAACTGCGACCCTGATAGATGCAGGGTGGTTTCGTCAGCGGTATACGTACCGCCGCCGCTCGTGATCTGTGCAAAAACAAGATTGGTGCTGCCGACTGTGATGGTCGCGTTATTCGTACACGTCCACTGGGTATCGGCGTTCGCGGTTCCTTCACTGACAAAGACCGTTGCATTTATAAGTTCGGCCCCTGAATCGGCGTCAGTTGCCCGCGTTGGAGCTCCGGAGGCATTAACCGTGTAGATACCGTTTTCGCTCGCCGTCGATTGATCTTTTATTAAGATGCGGTCGCCGGTAGCAAGAGTTACACCATCAACTGTGTCGCCGTTCTCAAATGCAGATGCGAGAGTCCCGTTGGCGGTCGTGGCAACCCTGACCGCCTTTTTCCAAGACAGACCAGCTACTGCGTTATCTATATAACTCTTTAACGCACCCTGCGGCGATATATTGCTGTTTGAGGCGGCGGCCAGTGTCGCATCGGTGTCCAGTGTAAGTAACCCTGCCGTTCCTGAACCTGTAAAATATGGGATCTTATTTGACGCAGATGTAAGTCCCGCTAATGCCGTCAGATTCGCGGCTAACGGCTGATATAGTGTGTCAAAATAAGTCTTTAACGTGGCCTTGAGATTAGCCCACGTCAACTTTTTGAGGACGTTAGAGGCTGCTGAATCGACAATCCCAAGCTCGTCGGCATCAACGGGCGTTGTTTTGCCCGTGGCAGCGTGAATGGCGGCGGCTATCGCCATAGCATCGCCGGATGTGCCGAGGTCAACGGTGATGAAATAACTGTAAGGCGGATCCGGTAATGAAGTTGGAAACGGGCCGTTTAGATTGAACGTAAAAACATCGTCATTCGTGCAAGTAATAGATAACCCTGTAGCATCGATCTCATCATCACCATTTGGAATGGTTAACTCTGTCGTAAATTGCTCAGTGCCGTTCTTAGCAAAGTTAAAGACGGCCGCTCCCGTGGTATTGCCTGAGTTCAGCTTCACACGAACGCCTGTTATAGTTCCCGGTGCAAGCGGTATGCTTGGGCTGATACCATCAGCAATGTTGCTTATGCCTGCTCCGTCATAGGACGCTGTAAATATTTCGGTCGCCATAAAGTTAATTCAAAGTCATATAAAGACTGACGACAACGTTCTTTAACTTGTCGTTCTGGTATGTCGGGCCGTATCTGATCGGACGCGGTTCCCATCGAGGCCGTCCCGTTCCTGTGAAAGTTCCCGGTGTTCCGGTAAAGACCAGAGTGAACGGCGTAGGTGTTGCTAAATAGCTGTTCAAAACACCTTGAATGCTTGTTTTTATCGAGGTTGTTAGCAACGGGAATGTAATAGTTATCGGCGCATCAATTACCGTCTCTCGTAAGTTCGTATAGACCTTGCCGCTCAAGGCTTTTATGTCCTGCCCCATTACCTCCGTACCACTTACAGCCATTTCAAAGGCATCAAGGCCGTCAACCTCGGCAATCGCACGTGTGCCGCCCGTCATGCCGTCTGATGTGACATAGATAGAACCGATCTGTACCTTGTAGAAAAAATCGACTGCCATTTATAAATGTTTTACCCAGCCTGTATCGCCGTACTTCTGAGCAGTTGCGGCCGGTGTGGCCTTTTTCGTCTGCGTAATACGTCCGTTTGTTTCGTCTTGGATTTTAAGTTGCAGCCCGCCCTTTGCTAACAGATCACGCAATGCCGCAGTATTCTCTTTAAGAGCTTCCAAACCGTCTTCCTTAGCTTTGTCCAATTCCCGTGCAAAGCGTTCCCGTGCCGCTGCTGCAATTTCCCTTTGCGAGTCGTTGAGCTTGCTAAAGTCCGATGTAGCATCAATGATCGCTTTATCGCGGATAGCCGATTGCTGTGGATTCCGAGCAGACAGGAGGTCTCTAATATCTGAATAGCCCGAACCGCCGTTGATAGCGTCGAGTCTCGCCTGTACCTGATCGCCGGGACTCTGCCCGCGTAGGATTGCCGCCTGACTTCGATAATCTGCTGCCTGAACACGGTTACTAAGCGTTTGGGCGAAGTCGGATAGAACTTGCTTTTGAGCCTGGGCTATCTTTTCATTGGCCTTGATGACTGCGTTAGCAAAGTCCTGTGCGTCTTTCTTGGCTTTCTCTATGAGCTTTTGACGATCTTCGAAGTATTTCTTTTCCGCGTCCGCCCGTTGCTTGTAGTTGTCGTTTATTCGTTTGGTGAAGTCTTGGAACGATTCAAGCTGTTGACCGTTCATCTGGTCAGTTAATGCTTTGCTTTTAGCGGCTGATGATTGTTGCTCCTCGTAGATTTTGGCGTCGAGTGCTTTAAGTTGTTCCGCTCGTTGCTTCTGAGCGGCTTCTATCGCTTTATCAGGCTGAAGGTAAACAGGCTTACCTTTATCTGGGCCTTCTTCCTGAACTTTAGCTGCGAGGAGGCTAGGTAAAGCACCTGCCAACCTTGCCCTCTCGTTCAAATCAGCAATGGCTTGTTTTGCAGTCTCGTCAAATTGTCTTTGCAAATCCGCCCGTTCGCTTAATAGGGATGGAAGCGGCGCACCCTGTACGTATGAACCAAACTGCCTGTCACCCTGAGCCTTAGCCCGCTCGTCGTTCAAATCCTTAATAGATAGATATTGCTTATTGAGAGCGGCGGCTATCGCTTCCTCGTTCTTTAGCCGTTTCTCGCTTTCCTCACGAATATCTTTTGATAGTTTGTAAGCAGCCCCAGCGGCAACGGCTGCGGTAGCAAGAACTGCACCGACAGCGACAAGGGAAGCTCCTAGAACGGTCGTACCCGTAGCAGCGGAGTTCATTGCTACAGCGGTAGCCTCAGACTCTGTAGCAACAATGGCCTGCGATGCAGCGGCTTTTTGCGATGCAGCACTAAACGCGACTTCTGCGGCGGCTGTCCCCTCAGTGGCAACCTTAATAATCCCGGCTTCCCTCGCGGCCACTATGAGGATGTTAAGGATCGTTTCGTCAAGGCCGAACTGCCTTGCTCCGAGTCCTTGTAAAACAGGCCCCAGACCTTGCAGCGGCCTCGCACCGCCGAAGTTAATAAGCGAATGGCCTTGTTGTCCGCCTGTAACACCGCCGGCAATTTGATTTTGAAAATGAGTGAGACCAGTAGCCGATATTTCTTCGGTTCGAGCCTTCATATCAAGAAGGCGTGAATTGAACCCTGCTGTGGCTTTATCGGCCGCGATGATCGCTTGAGCGAATTGTTTAGCCTTAATATCGCCGGACACGAAAGCCTGAGCAGCTTCCGTTAAACGCTCTCGCTGTTGAATGATCTGAAAATTTAATTTGTCGTATCTGCGGGCGACGGTGGCAGACGTGTCACCGAGGGCAATAGAAGCCTTCTCGACCGAGTTCAAACGGTTACGGGTTTCCGACAATTGCTGATCCGCTCGCTTGAGTGAGTTCTCAAAGTCCTTTGTATCGGCTTTTAACGTGCCGTATAATGAAAAAATACTAGGCAAGTTTTTGCACCTCCTCTAGTAAGCGAACCTTGAACGTTTCCTCATTCTGTGCGAATGCAGGAGTCAGATAAGGTTGGGCTGCGGAATGAATTGATCCGAACTCGACTGGAATAGCGTATTTGCTTGGCTCTCGTCCTCCGATAAAGACGCCCTCCGCACCATAGCCCACTTGAACCGTGCTGCTGTCAACAACTTCGACGCCGCCCGAACGCTGTAATGAGGTTGTATCTTTCGGGACAAGCTGATCTGAGACAGCAAAAATATCCGCACCCGTTTGCAGCAATGCCCGACTTGCCGCCTCAGGAGCTTCAAGTGCGATTCGTAATAGATCTGATTTAAGCGTTGCCATTTAGTTTTGCCTTGCTCTCCGCGTCGATCTTGATAATGTTCTCAGCGACCGTGTGACCCTCTCGTAAAGTGAATGCCGTTGACATCAACTGAAACTTCTGAGGATGATCGTTCAATTCGAGATAAGAACATCTGAGTAGCTTCGCCGCTTCATCCACAAAATACTCGTCGCACATCTCCCCTATTTCGCCGCTCGTCCCTATGCACTGGCCGAGCTTTTCTGCTTTTTTTTATCACCTGACCAGACTTGAGCAATGGTATCGACAAGCGAATAAACGATAGAGTCATCAAGATTGCTGATCGTCTCGAAATCGGGCTGTAAGTCGCCTTCTTCGTCTTTCCACAGATTCCAATTGGTGATCCGGGCAGAAACTTCTTTAGCGAGAAGCAAAGGCTCCGTGGCGTTTTTGTTCAGGGCATCACGGAGAGCCGGAGTCAGCAAGCCGCCCTCGATCTCGATCCAATACTTTTCGCCATTTAGTTCGCCGTTCAGTCGGCTAACGCTGTTATCGATAACTTTTGTAATGTTCATAAATTAAAAACACTTCGCACCCTCTGCCTGTTAAGCAGTGATGCGAAGTGCCAATATCCTCACTTTGCTCTTATCGAGCGGCCATTTTGAATCGGATGCCTTTAGCTTCCGTGTAAACCCGTTGTCGTTTATGACATTTCAGGCATTCTATCCATTTGTGCTTACCGTTAATGTAAGCGATGGGCTCACCGCATTGTTTATCGCGGCAATGGATAGGCTTTAGAACGCTGTGAATGTCACCGCACCCGTAACTCTCCATGATGTGTTGATCTTTTCGACGGTTCCCACGGTCAAAGGAATATCGAACTTTGTCATAACCATTGTTCCTGTGATCTTGACGTTTGTTGCCACCGTGCCGGTCGGCCCGATCTCGAACGTTACCGTATCCTCACCGTCATAGATCGCGGCAAGCGAACTAAACGTACTCGTATCATAATGATACTCCGCCTCTATCGTGGCGTTTTTGAATGTCGCCTCATAGGAGCGGAAACCGTCGCCAAAGACCGTTGCATCGGCTTCCTCGGCGTTAAAGGACGGGCTCAACGACATTGTGACTGTCGTAAAATCCGTATTAGACGAAATCGCACCGTGCGTTCCGTGCTTCCAGGTTGTTAACTTGCCGCCGATTGCCATTGCTTTAGCTCCTTGTGTTTAATAGCGACGAGCGAACGCCGCACTCAATAAAACCGTGTTACCGCCTGTTACCACTGAAATAACCCGTAAATATCTGTTTACTGTCGTTCCTTTAGCGACTACCGCCGTGCCTGATTCAAAGATTGCTGAAAGGTTATTCACTGCGGCAAGATCTACCCACGAACCGACGCCCGTTGTTGAATGCTGAATCTTTGTATCGACATCAGAAGCCGTGGCATTGTTCAGGTGAACATGGAAAAGCCCGCCGTTTGTCGTTGCTGCTCCACCGTCAACAACCGTTCCTGTTGTTGTTCCAGAATTGAGTTGTGACGAAATGAGCCATTTCCCGAACGCCATTCCATTCGTTGACCGCATCGAGGCGTTGGACATTATCAGTCCGCCAATAGGCATGGGAATGTCATACTTTGTCGTGCAGGCGTCCATCATGATCACGTCACCGCCAACCGCGAAGAATCCTATCCCGGCTGTGATGACCTTTGCCTGCTGATCGGTGAAAGCGTCCGCTAATATGTCGTGTATCTCGTCAAGATTTACGCTGTCATTGGCAAACTTGCCCTCGGCGGACAATGTAGCGGATTTGAAGCCGCTCTCGTATTGGCGATAGGTATTGCAAAGCACGGTCGCGTCTATTTCCTCGATAGTTGACGATGGCGAGAATGAACGAAGCGCACAGGCCACGTTGTAACCATCGAGCAGGAATCTATCTGTCTTACTGATCGCCATCTGCTATTGCTCCCGCTTCCTTGAGTTCCTTCACCTCATCCGCTGACAAGCCCGTGACAGTATCGCCAACCTCATACCGCGTACCCTGCGGATCGTCCTCAGTGCAGCCGAGATTGCAGCCGATAAGAACTGTGTAGGTTTTGTCTTTCTTCTTGCTCATTCAAACTTCGCACTGATCAAAATTCCCCGCCCGTAAACATATCTATCAACTATTAACTGATCTATCGGCGGTAAGGCGTTTTGTATAGCCAGCCAGCCGGTGGTAAATCCTGTTACCGTCAAAGCGTTCCCCAAAGTAGCGATCCAGTTATCAAGGTTTGCGTGTGCGGTCTCAGGACTCTCCGCGTAAACCCGAAACTGAATAAGAAGCTCCTCAAGCACCTGGGTAACGCCCATCGTATAAGTGATCGGCGGCGCACCTTGCAGGTTAAAGATGCCAAAAGGATACGGGGTTTCATCAGGAGCTTTGCCCTCGTAAATGCCAGAGAGCTTTCCACTGGTAACGACCGCCGTAGTGTTCGTTTTCGTGAAAATAGCTGCTGCAACTGCTGCATAACTAGACGCCACATTAGTTTCCTCGTTAGTCCTTCAATTCTTGCTTCCAAGTGTCGGCTTCCTTTGCCGATTCTCGCTGAACTCGTGTTTTATAAATCTCTGTCCAAACGGGCTGCAAAATAATGGTGGCAACACCTAAAGACATTTGACTAACCAATTCGCCGCGAAAATGTTTGTCAATAACGTCTATGGCGTCCTCGTAAATCATTTCTTCTTTCAGCATTAAAACTCCTCGGTGCATACGTAGCGATTAACTACCTTGCAATCGTCAGCCGGACACTGGATCTTGTACGTCCTTGCCGGTATCGGTGAACGGACATTGACGATGAACTTATCGGTCGAAATGTCAATGTCCATATACGAGCCGTTCTGTGTTACCGGAAACTCCAGGATGTACGTCTGCAACGCTATGGGCTTGCCCTGTGCGTCGATCCGCCCACCTTTCTTATCAACCTCTACCGAAACAGGAACGTTGCTATAGGCCGTCGTCGTCGCTCCTGATGTGCTTGAGCCGCCCATTGCACCGCGAGCTTTAGCCGTGCGGGAGATTGACATGGTTTCGAACACCCCGGCATTAGCGAGAGCGGGCATAACCCCCGTCGCCATTACTGTGCCTAATGTGTCTAAAACGCTCATGCTCTTACAAGCCGCGAACCGCTGGATACCTGAAATTGAATAAGCCCGCCGATCCGCTGTTTTATCAAAGACCTTTTTGTGTCCGCCCCGATCCTTGCTCCGAAGTTCCGCTCTTTCGGGTCAATGGAAACATCGTTATCCTGAACCAAGCCGTAAGCCGTAACATCGAGCAGGATGGCCGTCTTGTCGGCGTCGGTAATGATCCCCGCGTACAAGTCAAGATGTAAGCCCATCACATCGGAGTTTGTGCCGAAGATGCGGGCCAGACTTGTAATCTGAGATTCATCGAACGTTGCCATTATTTCTTCTTAGGCTTTGCTCTAGTCGCCGGTGCTGAGACCGCCGGAACGTCCTGATTCGTGTCCTCTTTTACGCCGAAGTCCGTAGGCAGTCCGCCCTCGACGTATCCCGCCGCCCTGTATGCTTGAACGTCGCACTGTGGCACGTCACGCTCCACCATTTCATCGGGATTGCTGATACCCGGCCCGTGCATTTTTATATGTTTCATAATTTCTCCTTAACCCGTCGCGACGACATAGAACACCCAACATTCGATAACCCCGGCCGTAAGGTCAGCCGCTCCGATAGTGAATGTAATAGTTCCCGCTGCCGTTAGCTTGACCGGCGTTGCGAATACCGGGACGGCGTTCAAAACCGCATCCAACGTGAATGAAGCCTTACCCGTAGCTCCTTTGATAGAAGTGGTACTCGATCCCGCCGATGTTCCGATGCCCACCGTCGCCGAACCGTTCGATAAAACGGCTGTCGTGCTGTTGATCGTGCCGCCGACGAGAATGGCATTGTCGGGTAGGGTGTCGGAGTTCGTCGGCGCAATGGTTCCTTGCACTCCACCGTCTACATCGAAGTCATATTTACAATGAGCGACACGAAGTCCCGTCGATGTGTTCAGATTTGTTAAACCGCCCGCCGTTATCGCACCCGTTGCGGCAATGCTCGTCGGCGTGAACGATCCTGAAAATGCAAAATCGTATGTACCTGCCGCATTTTTTGAGATCGTACCGACTATGTTTCCTTGATGATCGACAATATCAAGAGCCTCGACTATCGCGGGCGTTGTTCCGCCTGCTCCGGGAAATGTCGGCGTTTCAGTGTTTCTTAATCTCATTCGATCTCCTACATCTGAGCCGATTGACGCGAGAAGTTGCCTACCGCGATCACCGACACGTTACTGCCAGTTGTTATGCTCCACGGTCCCGTTTGAGATACCATCCCAAGCTCTACAACTATCGGAACAAGCGTTGTAGTCCCGCCTGTGACCATAATTGCAATTGATGTAGAACCGTCGATGAGCGTCACAACACCCGGCCCTGTGGTTGCGGGAACGATGATAAGACGAGCGACAAAATCACCCTTAGCCCCCGCAAACCCTAATACCTGTCCGGTCTGCGAGGCCGCTACTGTCTCGTAGTCTCTGTTTTGTTGTGTCATTGGATGAAGGCGGGCATTTCACCCGCCTAGTTGTTTCGCATTTAACCGAACAGAACCGCGATGTGTTCTTGTTTGATGGCCTTAACACCCCAGGCGAGCCGGACGTGAAAGGTCGTTTGACCGAACCCTGCATACTCGGCTACCTCGTAGGTGATGCCCGATACTTCGTCAAACACCATTTCCTTGCCGACTGCCAGATCGTCACCCATCGCCGGTGGACGAGTGATAAGCTGAATAGCCGAAGGATGAAACGCGAGATTGGCACTCCAGGCCGTTGCAGCCGGGGCAATAACCTGTGTGTTCGAGGTTTGTGCGATGGTCAGGCCGGGGTTGTTTAGAACCACCGTGCCGCCATCAGCCACCGAAGCGTCGCCCGAACGAACGCCATAGTAAATACCGTTGTTCTGGCCTGCGATGTTGACCATATCGCCCTCAACTATCGTTCCCGTTCCTGTCGAAGCGAGAGTTAGCGAAGTCGAGCCAACTGCGTAGTCGGTCGAGGTCAGCGTTGCGTCGGTAGTCGTTCCCGGCGTGTGCGTCTTGACGTTGCCCGATTGAAACAGATTGAACCCGAAGGCTTTTGCCATCGCCGCATCACGCAGCATTTCAGCAGATCCCGCCTCGTTCACCTTGAAGAAGTTCGACTGCTTACCGCGAAGGTTCTGCCAAGCCGCGTTGCTTAGAACAAGGGCGAGGCCGTCAGCGGGGCAACCGTTGTCATCGAGGATGCGAAGGACGTTGGCGAAGTCCGAAACAGTTCCCGCCGTATTGAACGGCGTAGTTCCCGGCGTACCCGTTCCGCGTGAAGCGTATTTGTACGTTGCGGCAATGTCGATCTCAACAAGGTTGTCGAGACGGCGGAACGCTTGTTGAAAGCGTTGGCTGATAAAGTCCTCGTAATTGCCTGTGTTCCTCAAGCCGCGAACTTCCTCACCGGAGAACCGGACCGGAATATGCTTGCTGCTTGAGATCGTCATATCGACCGAGTTCCCTGTCACGTCGCCCGTATCGGGCGGGGCAACCGCCGGTGTGTTATCGGCTTCGGATGTGACGGCATCGGCAATCGAGATGCGGATGGTTTCGTTTAGTGCAGCGGCCTCGGCCTCTGAGTTTTTGGTGACAGCACCGATGAACCCGATACGCTCGCGTGATACGCGGTTACGGGCTTGGTAGATCGTTTGGATCAGACCTGTAAGTGTATTTGACATTGTTTAAGCTCCTAAGAAGTTTTCTACTCGACGGGTTTGCCGCCGCTGCTGATAAATGCCGCCTGCGCTTTAACGTCCATTGCGTCCCATTGCGTTTTTGGCATTGTCTTGGCGTCCGAGCCGCCATTTCCATTACTTCCTGAAGCCCCACTTCCTGAAGTGCCTGACGCTGCGAAAAAGAACGGTGTCTTTTGTTTCGCCTCATCAATTACTGCGTCAAATTCGGTAGCATCCCCGATGCCGCCTTTCTTTTTCAATTCGTAGCCGTTCTCGCCTTTGGCAAGCTCCATTAGAGGATCAAGCTCACCGACGAGATACGCTGCCCGGTCTGGCAGAACGCCGCGTTTCACTAACTCGTTTGTCAATCGTTCGCGTTTAATGTCAGCGAACAGAGATTCTTTTTCACCAGATGCGGCGTCAAGACGCTTTTGCCATTCGGCATCGCGGGTTTCTTGAGCTTTCTCAAATTCGCCCTGCTTAACGAGTAAGGCTTGAGCTTCTTTATCGGCCTGTGCCTCACGCTCGGCCTTTTCCGCTCTGAGCGTTTCGAGTTCGGTAAGCAGTTCCGGCTTTGTCGCCTTCTTGGCCTTTTCCTCGGCTAACGCTCGTTGGATAGAACCGATCCCCTCAAGTTCGTACCCTTTGCCGTCCTGCGTTTCGACGTAATAGCCTTTTAGGCTTTCATCAAGAGCTTCGTGCTGCTCTTTCGTCAACGTAATGTCAAGTTTTGCCATATTGCTGCCCCACAGCCGAACCGTTCCCAACGGTTATGGTTCAAAAACAAAAAAGCCACCGACGCCTATTTGCGTTAGTGGCTGTGTCCCTTTCGGGAGTGAACCGAATTTCGTTAAATTGTCAGCGGGAATCCGCCTATGCAAAATTAAAACACAAGATGATGTGGTTTGCAAACATTATTTTGCACCATCTAAAACATACCGCCGAAACATTTCCGTTACGTCCTGCCGGTTGTCGGGATCGCTTATAAATTCCTTGACCAGCGCCCGGATAAGCCGCCGTTGTTTAGCGTAGGGCGTCTCATTGCCCGACACAACGCGAATATCACGGCGATAGATGTCACCGTTTGCACGTTTACCGAATTCGACCGCGGCGTAAAGTGGTTTACTACTCATTTCTTCTTTTGCTTCTGCTGAACTTTCGGCCTCACAAACCCGACGATACGTTTATCCTGCTTTGGCCTGCCCCTGACGCTCTCACGCCAGATGCAATATGAACCCGTGCCGATGATGTATTGCAGGGATTCGTCGTAGTTATCAAGATCAGCTTTCTTTTTACTCATAATTCTCGAATGCGATAAGTAGCACGATGGCGATAATGGTCAGGAAACGAATCACGCCACCACCGCCTTCATCACAATAAATCTGATAACAAGTGCCTCGCCCAAACTACCCGAAGTGTTGTTGCGAAGCGTTATCTTGAACGATCCGGCTCCTGATGTGTTCGGCGTTACTGTATACGCTCCAACGGTTCCGCCAGAATCATGCTGAACGCTGATAACATCCGTTGCCGCCACCTGGGAATTGGTAACAGTAAAACTGACGATAGCGGCCGCAGCCAAAGCAACGTTACTGGTTGTGATCGTTCCGCAAAGTTTATTGAGCGTAACACCCGTTGACTTTGACGTGAGCTGCGTAACCGTGCCGCCCGCTCCCGTGCTGTAACCAAAAGCCGCTGTGCCAACTGACGGGCCTTGTGGGCCTGTCGCACCTTGAATGCCCTGGATTCCTTGTGGGCCGGTGTTTCCGATAGGCCCCTGAGAACCCGTTGCACCTGTATTTCCAGTGTCACCTTTCGCTCCCGTCGCACCAACATTACCTTGCGGCCCCTGTGGGCCTGTGGCTCCATCCGCTCCGGGCGGGCCTTGATTACCTTGTAATCCCTGCGGGCCGGTCGCCCCGGCCTGTCCGGTATTACCCGTATCACCCTTATCACCTTTTACGCCCTGCGGCCCTTGCGATCCGGTCTGGCCTGTTGGCCCTGTGTTTCCAATCGGGCCTTGCGGACCCGCTGGCCCTGCCGGTCCTGTTTGACCTTGCGGCCCGGCTATCCCTTCGCCGTCTTGTCCATTAGCACCGGCGGGGCCTTGTGCGCCCGTCATACCCGGAGGGCCTTGAGGGCCGGTGTCGCCTTTGTCGCCCTTTGGGCCTTGAGGCCCCATTACTGCATTATCATTAGGCACTTTCCCTCTATGCCAACCCGCAGCTTCAAAGGCAATGACGTTGGAGTAATCAATATCATCCTCGATCATTTCCCCTGTCGTTAATGACGGGCCGTGCATTGTGATTTTCATTTATGCCGCCTTTTGGAACGGTGTCGGCTGTGCGTCGAGAGCCTTCTTAGCCTCTGCCGCTGCCGCCCATTTTGTCATTAGTTCGATCTCGCCGCCGTCAGCGAACTTCATACCCATAGACTCGGCCGTGTAGCCTAATGCTGTTTGGAGGGCGTCTTGTAATTGTTCGGCCCACATCAATAGCCTGGATTGTTTATCACGATCCTCGACCATCGTTTGAGTAGCCGTCTTGTCCGCTGACATCGCGGAGGTGGTAAGTTCGTTAAGTCGCCCTTTGATGTATTCCTTTGTAAGATTGATCGTGTCCTTGAGCGACATATGCCCCGCACTGTCGATCTGAGCGAATCCCACCGCCGCACCTTGAGCGGCCGGGATGTCAACATGAGTGGAAGCGCCAAAGGCAATATCGCCGCTATTGGCCTTGTCATACCCGATAGTGTAGAAAATTGGCACACTTAGGTACTCGATAACGTCAAAGGATGACTCTTTTTGATACGCCTTGACCTCTAAATGCGATTCCGTCAGTAATCTTGGCTCGTCCTCAAGACAGCCGACAACTGCGATGGGTAGCCCGGTATATTGTGGTAAAGCTCCCTGATCCTCAAGAATGAACTCACCACCGTCTATCTGCTTCTCGACCTTTCGCCAAAGTTCCCATTTAACACCGCCTTCGAGAAAATAGACGCGATACTTCTGCACGGTCTTGGTCTCGAAACGGTTCACGATCTCATCTACCGGCTCAGACAAAACGATAAGCTCCAGCCTCGTAGCTTTTGAAACAGGGTCTACGCCGTACCGCCAGTTGATAACGTCCGCCGCATGATACAACCGCCAGTAGGTTCGGATGTTGTTCACCCTTTCGTCCTCAGCACTTCGGATCGTGACACCGGAGGGATTAGGGCGGTCGATAACGATAACCGCCGAGCCGTCAAAAGCCGCCTCGAACGCATCGCGGGCAAAGACCTCGAACTTATTGCCTTTGTTGTCGATGTTATCTAACAGTGGTTTGATCGCCGGTGCAACAGCGTCAACGTTGATCTCGTCAAAGAACACCGCCCCTGTTAGAGTGTCAACCCCATTAGCCACTATCCCGTCAATGGTCGATGCCTTTAGCCGTGCGTCATATTCTTTCGGATCCTCGGCGGGAAACTTAGGCAAGTAAGTATCGCTTTTCGCCTGAATAGCGTCCGTACCGCCTTTGACCGCACGAAATAGCTCACGCTTGACCTCAAGGCTGCCGTAGAGTTTATGTTTAGTGTCTACCTTCATCGTATTGTCCTTTTACTGACGTGCCACGGCTGCACATTCACCGACTCCGCCCCGTACCGCATCGCATCCATGCCGTGATCTACCTGGTTCGGTGCGGGTTCCTCGATCCATTGCCCCGTCGGTAATCGCCGCTTCTGGTAGTTGTGAACCTCTTTCGTGAGATTCTTTGACCCTGCCGCTATGTGAAGCTCAAACTTACGAACGTCATTGATGCCTGACAGAACAGACCCCGCGAACTTCTCGCAAGGGCGAATTTTGTAACCAGCATCCTTGAGGCTCTTTATCATTTCCGGACGTGCATTATCAGCAATTATTAGTACGTCTTTGCCAATGTTTAGCTCGTTTAGCCTCCGGACAAGAGCCGGGGCATCTAAGCCCGATTCGTAAAGTATCTCTTTGGCTATCAGGTGCTTTTTGGGCGATGCGTCCCGAACATGACCTGCCACGAGTGCTGTAGGATCGCTGTAACCAAAGTCGAGTCCATAGAATTGTATGTCGTCTCCTCTGTCGGTGACAGGAAACTCAGTGCCAGTCGTAGCCTCTGGATATATGAGACCTTCAACCACCTGTCCCCATAGTCCAAGTCCATAGACCCTGTAGTAGTTAGGGTTCGTGTCTTTCGTGCTTTCAATGAACTTTGCATAATTAGCATCTTTAGCGAGCATTTGCTCGTTGTCTCGATATGTTGAATGAAAGAAGTCGTGACCGCTTGGCTTAGCTTCGTGAATGTCAGTGTTTAACCAATGATGCTCGTCTATCGGATTGTAACTAAGCGTGATCTGCACCTTATCAAATCCGCGAAGCCTCAGACGTAATTGGTCAAGCTCGCTCTGCTGCGTTAGTTCCGTCGCTTCCTCTATCCATATTCTGTCAACACCTGAGATAGACTTAACTTTCTCCACGTCATCAAGGCCAATGAACAGAAATGTAACCCCGGTTAGCTTATTCGTGATCTGCAACGGGCTTTTGAGGATGTCGAAACAGTCATCAACCTTCCAATCGTAGATGATGGTTTTGAGTTCCGAATAAACGGAATCCTTGAGCGTCTTGGCAACTTTGCGAACTACGAGGGTCTTGCGGTCCCGGCGATCAGAGCGAAAGGATTTAACGACTTCCTTTTGTGCGGCAAAACGTGACTTACCCGAACCCGCCGAACCCCATAAATGCAAGAACTCCGCGTCATTCCTAAACAATGGAATATAAGCACGGTTGTAGAGTTTAGGCGAGCTAAAGTCGAAGGTTTGAAGATTGCTGTTAGTTGTCACTTGGCTCAATAACCCTGGTCGCTACCGTGATCTCGCCCGCGTGTTCTATCTTTTGCTTGGAACCGTTAAGCCGCTCCACTTCGTCCTCGTCGCCAATGAGTTTGTAATAAGCAATCTCCAGCGTCGGCTGATTCGATTTTTCCCATCGATTGAGGGCTTTAACTTTTGCATTTGTGCGGTTTTCGTTGATCGCCTTTTTTATGGCTTCCGATTTTTCCAACTCAAGATC